TTCATTCACGTACGCGCCCATGGTTTACCCAAATGGAAAGGACGCAAAAAACCTCGAAGCAGCCTTACGCATCCGGATGTCACAACCATTATCGGTCGACAAGAAAGCGATGGCTGATTTCTCACGTCACTTCAAAAACATGGTCTCAACTTGGTCAATTGATGTCTCAGATCGTGAACCGTTGCGAGATTTCCTGTTCAGGAAGTACCCGAAGAAGAAGGCGGAACAGTTTCTCATGGCGGCTGAGGAACCTTTGGATGAGTCGGATGCTTGGTCAACCATATTCGTCAAGGGTGAAGCCTATTTGGGGAAAACACCAGAGAACTACAAACCAAGGATGATTTGGAATCGTTCTCCTCGTATCATGAGATTTGGACCACAGATGTCAGCTTTGTCGAAGGGCTTGGCTAAGTACTTGAATTTCCATGCTAGAGCGTGGTATTGTAATGGTGCACACCCAGCTGATGTCGGAGAATATGCTATGCGTATCGCCGAAAACGCTCATATCTTGGAGATGGATGTTTCGAATTGGGATGGTTCATTGTGCGAGGAGATTTTGGAGTTGGAGAAGTGGTTTCTGCAGAATAAGTGCCATGGATGGAGTGATGACATTGAATTCCTTTTCGACAATTGGACCAATGTCTGGGGCCGTAGCAACAATCGATCAGTGACTTACCAATCCAAACGTGGTAGGAGATCTGGTGATTATTGGACGTCCTCGTTGAACTCCTTGTTAAACGTGGCGTTTGTTACGTGGGCTACTGGGCTCGATCTCTACAACGACCAGTTCAACTTGATGGTTTTGGGTGATGATAACGTGTTGGGTTGCAATAAGGCCATATCGGCTGACGCTGTGACTTTAAGGTATGCGCAAATTGGTTTGAAACTTGAATGCGTGCAGCGAGAATCAGTTGAGGACACGTCATTTTGTTCTGGTCTGTTCTGGAGAGTTCATGAGAAGTTGATCTGGGGGAATTTACCTTTCCGTACACTGTCCAAGTTGGGTTTGAACCATCATAAGCATCCTAGCCA